GTGTAATCCAGTGTCTGCTGTGTGTGTTAGGTTTACATCATCATCGGCACCAAAGTTTAGAATAGCACTATCAGATTGTAAAGATAAGTCATCTCCTACAACAAGATCAGCACCAGCACCAAGCGATATACCATCTGCTGTGATTGTTCCATTTACATGTAGAGATGTGCTTGGGTGTGCGACACCGACACCAACTCTATTATTTGCTGAATCAATCACCAAAGTGTTGGAATCAAAGTTTAGTCCATTATTGACAGATGCTGTAGCAGCATTAAAAATTACTGAGTCGCTTGCAGCATCTCCAAATGTTGTAGAGTTTGCAGAAACAACAAAATCAGTTGTTTTCGCATGCAAAGTTCCAGTGACTTCTAGGTCACCAGTGATTTTCACAGAGCCTGATAAGCTGATATCTGATCCACTTTGTGGCTTTATTGTATTGACAAGAAGGGTACTCATTAAATCTATCCTCGTTTTTAATTGAATTTCTGTTAGTAACTAGTCATTTTCAATGATTTAAACGTCTTCTAAGTCTTTGATCTTCACATTTGAATTGGCACCTATTGCTACAGTCACTCCAGCATTGATTGTAATTGGCCCTAACAACAATGAATTATAATTTTCAGGAATCTCAACAGCATAATTTATTGTGTGGCGATTTGCCAAAACTGTACCCCCTAGAAACCCATTGTAAACTGCTGTGCCAGACACTGTTAAAGTGTCAGATCCTGTTGCAAATACAAAATTATGTGAACCTGTCAATGCATTTTCAGATTTTAAAAACTGTACTGCCCCAACTGGACCTCCAGATCCAGTAATAGAACCGCCGTCAACATATGCCCATCCAAATTCACCCATTATTCATCCACTCCTGGTCCTGTGTGCTGGTACATGCTGCCTGTTGGAATGCTTGTTAGATCTGCATATACAGAAAAATCACAGCCGCCATTCGCTGTGGATAGATATAGTTCCTTAGATTTCACATTCATTTTAATCTTTTCGCCACTAGAGTCCAGTGTAAAGTAATGTTTTCTAGTTTCGACATTTGGAAGAGAGCCAGTTGATCTATAGTGAATACGAAGTTGCCCATCGCCTGTTCCAAATGGAGAATCAGCAATAACACTGGCTACTTCTGGTGATCCATGAAGCTGTAAGCCCATATTACCGAATGATGTACCGGAATTAACAAGAGTATTGACTGGTGAAGAAGCGACAGCCTCTGTCGGTTTTATCCAAACTAACTTTTCTGCAACATCAAAAGCAGAGTTTCTATAGTCATTTCTTGCATTGTATAAATTTCCAATCTGTGCATCTGTTAAAGCATCGTTCCACAATATAGAATCTCTATATGCATATGTTCCATCTCCATTAGAAGGAGGTCCCAATATAAGACCACCTCCCAGACTTGCCCCCAATGTAGCTGCGATGGCGGTTGTTGAACCTTGTTGTACATTATTAATAAACACTT